ATCAATTGTGTGGTTGACCACGTATGCGCGAAATCACTTCCAGTGTAATACGTTTGCCCGCAGCGCGCTAAACTGTACATCAAAGGGTGGTTGACGCAGTTGTTGGCCATGGCGAGCAATGACGTGTGGCCGACTTTGCCAATGTCCTCCTTAGAGAAGGAGAAACTAGCCGAGGTGATGCTCTTCATTATCTTGGGAAAAGATACGAGACGTCCCAGGTGTGGCACGAACACACTATGCCTTGAACAGAACTCCATTCTGTCATAACACCTGAAAACGACCTCAGCAGCACAAGTGCCGACATCTCCGCCACGAGAGGCAGGCTCAAAGATCATACCGAGCGAGTCATAGAAATCCTTCGTATACTCGTGCATGTAGTGATAGCCTTCCTCGATCGTTTGTGCGCCGTTCATCATACAGTGGTCCCTGATGAAGTCGTCCGACACAAAGCGGAAATTGTCGTCCCCCTCTTGCATGAAGTCCCACTTACCACCTTTACGCCTCTGTTCGATGGAGTCGTGCAGGTTGAAGTGTTTGTCGAACCTCGTGTTGCCAGCGCGTTTGAGCTCGTGTTCCAGAGCGAAGTCGAGTACGAGGTTGATAATCGCATTTAACGTACTAATTCCGCGATCGCCGCTCTGGCGTCCGAAAATCTCAGCGTTGATGTTGCAGAAAGTACCTCTTAGCTCGAGTCTTACGCGTATTCTCTCGAGCAACGATTGCATGGCGACTTCAGACGTGGCGAGCCAGCTGTGACAGAAAAGTGACTCGATCACAATCTGTTCAATCTTCCGCAGATGTTGTGTAAGTCTGGAGTCCCAAGAACCATAATCCACAGAGATGACGCGTGGGTAGTCTGCCAGCTGTGGAGGTGGTAGCTTGCTAAACCCAGTCTTCTGTGTGGATGGAAATTTGTTCGTGAGAAGAGCGTCAAACTCGGCCATGCGACGTTTCTGCGACGCCGCAGCCATAAGGTCACACCTGTTGCGGACGCGTCTTTCCAGCTCGTCAGGTTGTGCTCCTTTAACGCTTCTATCCAGGAAGTACGTACATCCTTTTTCATCCTCTTTCGTATCGGCAAATTTGTCGAACAATACTGTTTCGATACCAAGCATCATCATAGTGTGCCCCAGAGTCTTCTCGTCTGGCGTGGTCTGAATACCACGTGGTTTCTTCTTGCCTAATACCTCGTTAGCTTTAACGAAATAACCTCCTTTGGTGGCTTTCCCCATCCACCCGCCGGACACTGCCAAGCCCATGGCATTCGTGGCCCGTTCCACCGACCAGGCAGCCGGCAGTTGTGGCATGAGCGCCTCGACCGTGATAGCGGGCGATTTGCTAACAATTAAGTTGCCAACCTGGTGTGCAGCCGTGTAAATGCCGTCGAGTCTGCCTTTATTCTCTCGTAGCAGATCGAGGCGCCGGTTAATGAGAGCGAAATGCCGCGCTGCAATTGATCCCAGCTCGTTGGAAATGTCCATTGAGTCAGCGATCTCAATCTTAGCGTAAAGTGGGACCGGTAATATACATCTGCCTTGAGACGATGCCCCAGTGTAC